AAGTGGGATGTAAAGAGTTCTATGGGATTGAGCCTTAAGGCCAGTCTGCAAAAATCTAAACATTTTATCTTCAGCATCGCCAGATAATTTTGCACCCTTTAGTGTCACTACATATCTTGGAACCGCCTTGTTTTCAAAGTAGTCAATATTATATTGAGATGCTAACTGGTCTCCAATTAAAGATGGCATTGCTGCAACAATATCTGGAATTCCATAAAATGTATTTAAGGGAGAGTATTCCTTAAGATGAATAATCTCATTTGGTCTTGGATCTGTGCCCATAGGGTTTGCATTTCTTGCTCCAAAGTTTCTAAAATAAACTACCTTTTGACCAATAATCTGAATAAAACCATCACGCAAACGACGTACACGAACAGTTGTTGCTGGAATATGGCCAACATATCCAATATCTCCAGCCACTGTTCTGCCTACTTCAATAAATCCATTACCAGTTGCTTGAAGATCTGTGTAAACCTTTTCCATAGTTTTTGTAAAACTATCATCATCATTTAAACTTTCTAGCCAATCACGCAACTGTATCTTTGCTCTTTCAATACGGTTACGAGCACGATCTACCGCTGCTTGATCTTCGTTCATTTCAAACCTTAACATGGTTCTGTCTGAAATATCAAAACGATATCCAAGACCAACAACGTTTTCTACTTTAGCATCAATAGCAGCATGGTTGGCAAATGATGTGTCATAAAAGTTGGCTAATTCATACATGTTATATGGAGGGGTAATTACGTCAAATAGTCCGTAGCCATTTCTATATACCGTGCCAGGATTGATTTGCTTTGAACTTGCATCTACTCCTGAAGGTGTAACATTTGCTGCATTTAAATATGCCTGGTTGGTTTCTGGGCTAATATATTTTGATAAATTACGAGTTGTTCTGCGACGAAAGTTTTGATCTAGTCCAGAGTAATCTTTTAGATCATCCCAACTTTTATTGAATGGATCTTGATGCTTAAATGGATTTTCTTCTTTGTTTTGTGTATTAAGGCCTACACGAATATATTCTTGTTCATCACTCATTTACAGCATCCTTTCCATATTTATCTAATGTCTGCTGTGCTGCATGCCAAGCACCTAAGTCATTCATTGATGGGATTAAGCCTTCCTTCATTCTTTCTTTTTGTTCGGAATACTCTTCTTCACTAATTCTTGTAAGTCCAGGCACAAATACTGCTTTACCTTCGCCATCATCTCCATAGTGCATGGCAGCCTTTCGTAATTCTGCAATCTTGGACAAATCCCCACGATCTGAGGGTATGTTTAAAATTGACCCGCTGTCGTCCGTAAACCACTTTCCATCAGACTTCTTGTATACGTAAAGTCCCCAGTCATAGTGCTTATCTATTACCTTACGACGAACATTTTGTACATACGGCTTACCAGTTTTTGGGTTAATTAGTGATTCCATAACCACAAGTATAGCAGATTATACTGGTGTAGCGACAGTACTTAACCATTCTACTTCTGCGTATATTTTTAATTTTTCAGGCTGATAGACTAGGCCTTCTCCATCATCAACTATAATTTTATTTGTTCCTATGTATGTTTTATAAATATCTAGTGGGTTAATACCATAAAATTCTGACGATCCTATAACCAACATGCCGTCCCAAGTAAAGTTATTATTCCAAAATTGCCAGTCAAAAGTAGTAATCCCGTCTGTTAAGACTTTATACCATGGCCTAAATGTTCTACTTTCAACCTCTTGTAAACTGTTTGCCTGATAATATGCAATATTGTTAAACAATGCTGGACCCGTAAGATTTATACTTCCTAAATATGAGTTATAAACTAAAGATGTTAAAAATGAAATACCAATAGATGACCATTCTTTAAGAGATACCACTGGCTCCCTAACAAGGTTTCCATTTAAATAAAAAGCAACCCCGTTATACTCAACTCCATTTTCATTTAAAACAAATATTTTTGCCCTATTCATACTAGAACTATTAGCCTGAAGATAAAACCTTAACGTGCCATCTTTATGATTAATTTCAAATATTTCTGTTGCTGTTTCTGGAAAAGTATCTTGATCATATCTTAACCAAAGTTGCATAGCGCTTACCTTATAAGATGTTGCAAGTTCTTTGTTAATTGGAAGAGAGAGTCCACGATTTTCTAAAATATTAAATTCTCCACGCACTTCTAATCCAGATGTTTTGGTTAAATAAAGATAAGGGGAACTTTCTTTATAGATACTAAAAGGATTTTTTGATTTGTAATCAAAATATATTCCATTTTTCTTATACGGAAACAGATCTACACCGAACCTTGTTCCAATAGGGTTAGACGAGTTATTGTTAAACACCTGAGATGCCAGTTGTAATTTATTTAATAATACTGGCTTTGTTAAAATACCACGACTATTAAATTCAAGGCTATATACAATTGCTAGACTATTGAAGTCTTTTGTTTTAATGGGATAAATTAATGTATTGTTTAATACTTCAAATCTTGTGGTTGCCCAATCTTCATAATCATTCATATCAACAATCTTATGCTGATTTAAAGTTTGCTCATTTGCAAAAGGTAACGAAATATTTGCTCCTTCGGAAACATATTGAAAAGTAATATAACTTTTTATCTGTGCTCCAGTTGTATCATAGTAATATCCAGCATTTCCAGATTCTTCTACTAAAGTTGTGGTAGTTGGATATCCTAAATTAAATTGTAAAAAATCTAAATCATAATACTCTTCACCATCTTTATTTTTAACAAACTGTCCAAAATAAGAAAGTGGTAGGTAGTCTTGCCAATACCCAGCAACACCTATATCCAGAAAATACTTTTGATATGCTTCTGAAGGCAACAAAGTATAACTTGCTGTATGGGATATTAATGGTGATCCATGATCCAATATAATAATTCCGTTTTCGTTAAAGTTGTCTAATATTTTAGAAGAATTAGCCACACTGCAAAAACCAATAGAATATATCCTTCCAGTAAATTGATACTCTCCAGAATTATCTCCAGCAGCATACATTTTTAATGAGTTTTGATTTCCGAAAAAAGCACTTACACTTCCACCAAAATTATTGGATAGTTCAATTAAATTAAAGCCTACAGCAAAAATAGTATTTGCTGTTATTGGATCTGATGTAAATAATAAGTCAGTAGTTCCATTATAAGTTAAAAAATATTTTATCTCATCAGAATCTTTTATAATAGAAAAATAATTGCCAGTTACGGGGTTATATATTTTAAACAATAACTCTTCTGAGGCCAAATTATGAGAACTAAAAACTCCGTAAAAACTATCAACCTGGCTTGTTAAAATATTAAATCTATTAAAATTAATATATGAATTTTCAGAATTCCAAGTATTGTTTGGTCTAAAAGATAAAAATTTATTTTCAATAAATGGTCCAGACTCATTATCTTGAATTTCTTGATTATCATCATAAAGATCTTGTAGTGTTTTATTATCTAAAAATATTTCAGGTAAAGAGTATTCAGGAGTTCTTAAACTTGTAGAGGTTGTTGTCAGGTTATCAAAATTTCCTTGATTCCAATTTGCAAAGTCTGGGTAATTATAGTTGGCTGTATAGTTTGCAAATGGATAATCTACGAATGCAGTTGTTCCGCCATATGCTGAGTTAATTCCTTCTGGAGACACAACGCCTTGTCCGTATACCCATCTGCGCTTTGCTACTGTAACTGGAACCTGATATGAATAAATTGCAACACAATCAATCTCAAAAGGATATACATCAGTACTTGCATAAAATCCAAGCCAATCTTGACTGTCACCATTATTGTCAAGTTCTTCTGGCAATAAAAGTGTGGATGTATCAAAAGATAAAGATAAAACTTCTTCACCGTTTATTAATAAAGATGCTGAATTTCTAATTAAGCGAATATGAATCAACATTGGCCTAAACCATTCGCCAACAAAATGAGAGGCAAATTCATTTCCAATAACTAGTGTCAAAAATCCATCTTCAGCATATAATCCATCATTGGACGCAATTGGTCCAAAAATTTTAAATGGCGTTAGTGTATTTGCTGCTATTCTTGTCCAAAACTCAATCGTATAATCATTATATTGTCCACATTTATTTAAAAATCCTTTACCTGGAATTATTAAAGACGCATCCGCATAAGGCTCTAATCTTGTTGCTCCACTTGCCCCATATACTAACGGAATTCCTGCATTT